CCCCGGGCCGAGCTGGAGGCGATACGTCGCGCGCATCTCCATGACTACTCAGCTCCTGGGGTCCAGGCGCTTGAGGATCGTGATCGACCGCGCCACGGTGTCGACCGTCGAGCGCGCCCCGTACGTCCGCGATCGAAACCGGATCGAACCCCGCCACCGCCGCATCGTCGTAAAGGCAGATGCGGCCATCCGGCATCACCCACCACCAGGGCTCGCCGACCTGGAAGCGGACCGGCTGCGCGGCTTCGACAGCGAGCGAAGCGAAGGCCCGCGCCACGCCTTGCAGCCAGGCCATCGCCTCGTCATTGGCCGGCGACAGCAATGTCGAGGGCGGCTCCCACGCCGTGAGCGCCGGGTCGCCATTTTCCGCGCGTTGCTTCCAGCCCTCCGGGCAATGCTGGTCGAGCAGCTCGTAGCTCAGCGACAGGATCGTCTCGAACCCCATCCCGCCGGCGCGCGCCAGGAAGTCGGCGTGCCAGGCGGCGCAAGGCGCATTCAGCCCGCCCGCCGCCAGCCCGTCCCCGTCGAGCCCGAAATAATGGCTCATCCCGACATAATGATTGATCGCCCCGCGATAGCCGAGCTGGAGCGCATTGCGGAGCAGCCGCGCCGGCGTCAGATGATAAAGGTCGTCATAGCCGGTCGCGATCCGCAGGCGATGCTCCGGCACCAGCACGTCGCCGATCGCAAGCACCGAACCCGATCCATCGCAGGCGATCCCGCTCAACTCCGCCCAGGCCGACGCCGGCGCGTCGAGCGGCGCATCGGTCGCGTCATAACCCGGCGCGACCAGCGAGACGAACATCCGGTCGACATCGCCCGCCCAGATTGGATCGTCGGCCGCCCAGCCGGCCGCTGCCGTCCCGAAATCCAGCGTGATCGCCGCATCTTCCGGGTCGCCGTCGGCATAATTCCACAGCCGCACATACCAGCTGCGCGCCGACCCTGCCGCGTCGCGCCCCTCGATGGTGAGGGTCGGGCCGTTGACCGCGTCGAGCGGGTTCAGCCCCTCGGACCGCCAGCGGAAAGCGAGCTGGCAGCGCCGGAAATCCCGCGCCGTCTCATAGGCAAGCAAAGGATGGTCCCACCGATCCCGCGCTTCCCAGATCAGCCCGGCCAGATCGTCCTTATTGTAGAACAGCGCATCGACCCGCAGCGCGTCCGGCGCGGTCGTCGTCACGGAGGCCATCATCGGCCGTGGGAAATTGACCGTCCAATAGCGCGCGTCGAACCGTTTCACCGTGCCGAGCATCTTCGCGCCGCCGGGCGGCGCCAGCCAATGTCCCATGGCGTCAATCCTCCGCCCGCAGCAGCGCCTGCCGCACCGCGCGCGCCACCTGGCGGCTCGACGCCTTCAGGGCCTGCCCCTCGCTCCCCGCCGGCGCGTTGATATTGATGCTGAGCCGGATGTCGCGCGAGCCCGCCGGCTTCGCCGCGTCGATCCGTCCGCTCGTGGTCGGCACGAAATATTCGGGGCCGCGCTCGCCGACCAGATAGGCCCGCCCCGGCGAGACCGGCCCGCCGATCGCCTTGCCCGGCGCGCTGGCGAAGGCGGCGATCAGGCTCGCGATCACGCTCATTATTCCGCTGCTGCCGCCGCCGCCGCCGCCACCGCTGTCGCCGCCGCCGCCGTTGAAAATCGAATTGAGCCCGCTGCGGATCGCGGCGCTGGCGATCTCGGCCATCGCCGACAGCGCGACCCGCTTCAAATCCTCGAAGCCGAGCTTGCCGGTGCGGAGCGCGCGCACCAAACTGTTTTCGAGCATCCGCCCCGCCTGGTCGATACCGGCGGCGAACGGCCCGCTCGGCGCGCAGCGTCGCCACGTCGCGCGCAAAGAGGGACGTATCGGCGCGCACGCTGACCAGCAGCTTTTCGATCTCGTCATCCATCGGGATAAATCTCCTTGAGCCGGGCCAGGTCCGCCGCCGATGCGACGGCCGCCGTCTCGCCAGCCATCGCGTTCAGGATCGCGCCGAGTTCGGCCGGCGTCGCATTCCAGAATTCGCGCGGCCGCCAGCCGAGCAAGGCGCCGGCCATTCCCGCCAGCCGCACAGCCGCGATGTACAAGCGGCCGGAGCTCGAATAGTCTTCAGCCTCACGCCAATCCCGGGGGTCAGCCATGAAACGTCTCACCGTTCCCGCCTTGGTCGCGGTTGCCGCGCTCGCCGGCTGCAATTCACAATCGAGCGGCGACGCGGACGCCAACGCGATCGCCGCGCAAATCCGGGCGGACGAAGTTCAGTGGGTCCGGGACTGGGCGTCCCGCGACATCGACCGCATCGTCGCCCATTACGCGCCGGACGCATCCTTGATCTCGCCAGGATCGGCGCGCGCGACCGGCGCCGCGCCGATCCGCGCCGCCGCCACCGCGATGCTGCGCGACCCGAATCTGGAACTGCGCTTCACCCCGGATCGGGTCGAGGTCGCGGCCTCGGGCGATCTCGCTTATTCGCGCGGTACGTTCAGCTTGCGCCTGACCGATCCAGCGACCGGGCAGCCGGCGAGCCAGAGCGGCACCTATCTCACCACCTATCGCAAGCAGTCGGACGGCTCGTGGAAGGCCGTCGACGACATCGCCGCGCCGGGGGCGCCAGCGCCGCCGCCCGCGCATTAGCCGCAGCCCTGGAGGATCTGCGTCAGCAGCGTCTTCAGCGCCGGGGTGACACGCGCCAGCCCCTGCTCGGCGATGGCCTGGCCGATCGACTCGCGCGTCGCCGCGCCGTTCGCGCAATGCCAGAACAGGCAACTTATCTCGGCCAGCGTCAGCCGCCCCTCCGCCGCGCGCTCGACCAGCGCGAAAAGCGGTCCGAGCTCCTCTTCCGCCGCGACCAACGCCGCAAAGCTCGGCCGCAGCAAGATCGCGGCGCCGCCCACGGTCAGACCGGCCTCGCCGCGCGCCGGATTCGCCGGCCGCGTCATTCCGTGCTCACCGCGCCGGAGCTTTCGAGGCTCAGCGCATAGGTGCGCTCGCCGCCATGATCGCCGGCATAATCGAGCCTGGTCAGGAGAAAGCGTCCGCGCATCCGCTCGCCGCTCTCGAAGCTGAGCTCATAATCGTCGATCAGTCCGCCGAGCGCATTGGCCTTGATCCGGGTCTCGGCGGCCGAGCCGGTGAAGATGCCGCTGCCGGCCACCGACACCGAACGCACCCCCGCGCCCGAAAGCAATTCGCGCCAGCCGGCCGAATCCTTGCTGGTGACGTTGACCGCCTCGCCGTTGACCGAAAGCTGGGTCGTCCTGAGGCCCGCCACGGTGGCGAAGACAGGCGGCGTCGCGCCATTCCCGACCTTCAGCAAAAAGGCGCTTCCTTTTTCCGCGCTCATGGATCATTCTCCTTGCTCATCAAAATCTTGGATGGATGGGAATTCACAATGATTTCATCTGTTCTAGCCTTGGCCATGGCGGCCTACATGCAGCCGACAGACACGACCCGCGCCAGCCGCGAGGCCTTCACCGCCTGCCTGCGCACCTATGTCCAGCGCAGCGCCGAGGCGAACATGGCCGCGACCGAGTTCACCACCGCCTATCCGCAGCAATGCAGCGCCCAGCAGCAGGCCTATCGCGAGGCCGTGATCCGGCGCGAGATCGCGTCTCGCTCCAGCCGCGCCGACGCCGAGGAATCGGCGAACATGGAAATCGAAGACCAAAGGACGAACTTCCGCGAACGGTTCGAAATGGCGCTGCCGGCCGGATCCTCCCACGCAGCGCCGGCCCAGCAGGCCCCGGCAACCGCTTCGCCGGCACCGGCAGCGGCGCCGACCTCGCAACCGACGCTGCCCGCCCAGCCCGCGTCCAGCCCGCATTAGTCTTTCAGCAGGCGCGCCCGAAATTCGATCGCGGCGGCCCATGCCGCGCTCGATTCGCGCAGCAGGGAGCCGCGCAGGAACACGAGGTTGATAAGCCGCCAGCCGCCCAGGTCCGGTCCGATTTCGCTTGCCGCCATCTCCGCCGCGACCGCGAGTGCGCGCGTCCGCCCGGGCCGCTCGCCCTTGTCCCTGATAAGGATCGCAAGCCTCAGCTCGCGTCCCGTGCCGCTCTTGTGGCTCCAGTCGCTTTCCGGCCCGGCCTCCACCTGGGCATAAGGGAAAGCGGCGCTGAGCGGCGGACCGTCATAGGCGCCGTTGAGGCCCGCCACACCGTTCAGCGCGGCGATCGCCGCCTCGGCAAGCGCCTCGCCGGCGCCTTTGGCTTCGCCGGTCACCGGAGTTTCTCCGCCAGCGTCCAGCGCAGCGCGCTGTCGAGCGCCAGCCGCCGCCGCAAAGCGCGGCCGGAAAGCCGGACGCCCTCGGCATCGGCTTCGACCCGGATGTCGCCGGGCA